ACACTATTGTGTGAGATGAAAGTATTTACCCTCTTCCATCGTGTCATTATAAACAGTGACCTATGAGAAGCCTGTACCAGTTAAACTGGATTCATTTCTTTAGTTTCTTCACGTAACTCATTAAATGAATCAGTGATAATTTGTGAAAGAAATACTCTTTCAATAACATAATTGCTACTGAAGTATCTTCTTTGGTCAATAACTGGTAAGTATTCAACAGGATTCGGATCTAACGGATCTCCGTCTCAGATCTGAGTAAGGCAATCACCTAACTCAATTCCAGTCTGGTTTACTGCCCATACTACTGGGTGTAACATAAGTGGATTTGTTAAATCACCAAGCCCTAGGGCCGTTTCGTTATACGGTACCGAAGCTGCGATGTAGTACTCATCAAGCGATTTATTCGCACAAAGAGTTTGATCGAGTTCAGCTACTTTCTTTTCTATGTTCTGAGCCCGTTTCTCTCTTAATTTGATATTAAAAGATTCACGGGTTATCTCAAAGCAATCATCAACCCATGAAAAAGGGCGTGATTGGTGAGATCTAACTCAGATCATAAAAGATAGTAATCTTGAATCTTCCTTGTTTAGGTTGATTTCAAGAGGTAAATAACGAGCGTTATCTGTTTGAATGTACTGACGTTCAAGTAATACATCAACTAGTTCTAATAAGAATTTCTTATTATCCTTAGTTAGTATATTTCTTTTAACTGAAGACATTTCATTTCCATTCAGAGCAATCCTTTTGGTAAACTCTATCTGGTTATGATCTTTATCTCCTAGTACACTTTTACTTAAGTTTATAGGTATTCCTAACGAACTTAATAAAACTAGATAAGTATCGGCGACTTCTTTATTAAATATAACGACATCGTCACCTAGTAAACTGTAATCCTTAAAGAATTTAAGAGGTTTATCCTCTTCAATTCTCTTAAGATTTGCAGCATACTGGATGATATCATGATGTCAAAGAGCGAAAGATGGAAAGCTAGAAAGTAAACCTAATGGTTGACCTACTGCTCATCTTACTCCCTCTTCCTTATATTTAACTTGGAAGGCCCTATCCGTCATTACTCCTAGTCATGCATCTGC